CTGATGCTCAAGAAGCCATTTCAAAGATTGCTATAGCTAAAGAGCGTGTACGCGTTCAAAAAGCAAAAATTGCGAAACAACAGCAGGTTGCAAAGCAGCAAGCACAAGTTGCTCAACAGCAAGCTCAACAACCACAACAACAGCAGGCGGCCCCACAACAAGCCCCCGATCCAAAATTGCAGAGTTGGTTAGGTAAGAATGAGTGGTTTGGTCAGGATCGACTAATGACTCGTGCTGCACAAGCAATTCATGAACAATTAGTATTAGAGGAAGGTTTTGACCCTACTAGTGATGATTATTATAAAGAAATCGACACTCGTATGCGTACAGAAATGCCTCAAAAGTTTAAGGAGAAACGGTCCAACGCTCAGACTGTTGCTCCCGCGTCTGGAAACGGACGGTCAGTAAAATCAGGGCGGAAAAAATCGGTGGAATTAACGCCGGGTCAAGTGGCGTTTGCCAAAAAAATGCGTATCCCATTAGATAGATATGCAAAAGAAGTTGCTCGTTTAGAGCAAAGACAGGAGTAATTGATATGGCTAATAGGACATCACGCGAAGTAGAATCGCGGGAGCGCACAGAGCGCGTAACAGAATGGCGTCCCGGTTCAGCCTTGGATGCCCCTGAACCCCCCATCGGATATGTTCATCGTTGGATTCGTGAATCTGTGATGGAATTTGATGACAAAACAAACGTTCATAAGAAACGGCAAGAAGGTTGGGACCTCGTTCGCGCAGAGGATTACCCAGATTGGATCGGACCTGTAGTAGACGAAGGGCGTAACGCTGGTGTCATTGGCAACGGCGGACTTGTTCTCGCACGAATGCCCGTCGAATTGGTTCAGCAGCGGAAAGATCACTATAAAGGTGTGACTAAAAATCAAATGGATGCAGTGGATAATGATTGGATGCAAGAAAACAATCCAGCCATGCCGAAACTTGCTCCTCAACGTAAATCCTCTGTCTCATTCGGCTCTGGTCGGAAAGACAGATAATCTGAAGGAAACTAAAAATGGCAAATCAAGACGCCTCTTTTGGTCTTCGTCCAGTTCGTACAAGCATTAGCTCCCAGCAGCAAAACCGTTATCGGATTGCTTCAGGCTATAGCACTGCTATTTTCCAAGGCGACTTAGTTGCAATGGTTACAGGCGGTGGTATTGAGCGTGTTGCCGCAGGAGGGTCAGGTTTGATCCTTGGTGTGTTTAACGGATGCTTTTATACTGACCCGACGACCTCCAAACCAACTTTTGCAAACAGCTACCCCGGTAGCATTGCCGCATCTGACATCATGGCAAATGTTATTGATGATCCGGGTGCAACATTCGAAGTACAAGCAGACGCTGCATTCCCTGTAGCTGATTTGGCTGGTAACTTCGACATTGTTGATCAATCTCCTGTAGGTGATACCGCATCTGGTACATCTCGCTTGGAGCTTGATGTGACTACTGGTGCAACAACTGCAACATTGCCGTTGAAAGCCATAGACATTTCTCAAGACCCTGAGAACAGCGATGTTTCATCGGCAAATACTAACGTAATTGTCAAAATCAACAACCACTTGTACAGCGGTGGAACCGCTGGCTTGGCATAAGGAGATTGAGTTATGGCTATTTCACGCTCCCAACTCGTCAAAGAACTTGAGCCGGGCCTGAACGCTCTATTCGGTATGGAATATGACCGATATGAGAATCAACACGCAGAAATCTTTGATACGGAAACATCTGACCGTGCTTTTGAAGAAGAAGTAATGTTGGTCGGATTTGGGAATGCTCCCACAAAATCTGAGGGTTCTGGCGTCGAGTTCGACAGCGCAAATGAAGCGTATACTGCTCGTTATTCACACGAAACAGTTGCTCTTGCTTTCGCGTTGACGGAAGAAGCAATCGAAGACAACCTGTATGATCGTCTTGGTGCGCGTTATACGAAGGCGCTTGCGCGTTCTATGGCACACACAAAGCAGGTCAAAGCGGCTGCTGTTCTAAACAATGCGTTTGACAGCAACTTTGCAGGTGGCGATGGTAAGGAACTTTGCGCAACTGATCACCCACTATCTGGTGGTGGTACGTTCCGTAATGAACCGTCAACCGCAGCAGACTTGAACGAAACTTCGCTTGAGAATGCTTTGATTGACATCTCTACCTTCGTAGATGAGCGCAATATGATTATTGCTCTGCGCGGCACAAAATTGATTGTTCCACCACAACTGCAATTCGTTGCAGATCGTTTGTTGGAATCAACATTGCGTGTTGGCACAGCCGATAATGATGTAAACGCTCTTCGTAATATGGGTATGATTTCAGAAGGTTATACAATTAACCATTTCTTAACAGACCCAGACGCGTTCTTCTTGAAGACTGACGCGCCTAACGGATTTAAGCACTTTGAGCGTTCTCCAATGAGAACAAACATGGAAGCTGACTTCGATACAGGCAACATGCGCTTTAAGGCTCGTGAACGTTATAGCTTCGGCTTTAGCGACCCACGCGCAGTATTCGGTTCTCCGGGCGCATAAAATGTGATACAGTGAGGTTATCCTCCCTGTAAACTTTAGGGGGCTGCTTCGGTAGCCCCTTTCTTTTTTTATAATTTGTGTTATGCTTGATTTATCCCTGACAGTTGCATGGTGCGACTGACTAACCCAAGACAGGAGATTGACATGGGTACTACAACTTTTTCAGGCCCGATAAAGGCCGGAACAATTAAAAATACAACAGGCACTACACTTGGTTCTGACGTTGCTAACGTTGGTCAAGTTGTTATGTCTCAAACTTTTTCAGCAGATTTATCTGGAGGTGCATTAGCTGCACAAGTCACAGACGTTGTTATTCCTGCAAATTCACAAATTATTGACTGCGTAATTGATATTATTACGGCGGCTAACGCTACGACAAACTTGAGTGTTGGTGATACTGTTGGCGGCGCAGCGACAATTTTAAACACTTTTGCAAGTGGTACAGATGCAGGTCGTAAGTATCCAACAACACAAGCTGGTGCTGCACTTGCTTGGCAAGATACAGGAACAGCAGATATTCGTTTGACTGTAACTGCTTCAGCAGCAACAAATGCGGGTTTGGTTCGTTTTACTATCTTATACGCTCAAAACAATAACTTAGCGTAATAGGAGGCTAGTATGGCAGGTCCAGTAAAGGCATTTAATCATGCACAAGGGGCAAGTGCTGCTGTTGTTGGCCCATCTCGTTCGCGTATTCGTCAAATTGTTATATTTGCAGACGCAGCAGGAGCATTTACGATTAAAGACGGAAGTGCTTCAGGTGAAACACTAATTACACAAACATTTCCGACAGGTTTGCATCATTTAAACATTCCAGATGATGGAATAATTGCTACAAATGGTGCGTTTGTTAGTGCTTTCACGGGATCGAGTAATCAACTGACGCTATTTTTGTCTTAAAGGTGTAATATGGCTCGTAAAAGAGACAAAATGCCTGCAAGAAACAAAAAGAATTTCCGCCCCACAAAAAAAGGGGCGGGAATGACTAAAGCTGGTGTGAAAGAATATAGACGTAAAAACCCCGGCTCTAAATTAAAAACTGCTGTAACTGGTAAAGTTAAAAAGGGCAGTGCGGCTGCTAAAAGGCGTAAATCTTATTGCGCACGTTCAGCAGGTCAAATGAAAAAGTTTCCAAAAGCAGCTAAAAATCCTAACAGTCGCTTGCGGCAAGCTCGTAAACGTTGGAAATGTTAATGGCAATAGGTCGTAGTCAAATGAGAAAACAAGTTTCAAAACCGCCTCAAAAGAAAAATGGTCTTCCAAGAGGTTTAACGTATTATAAAAAAGGTGGCGCTGCTTCCAAGAAATCAAAAGGCAGTAAAATATGTCCTGCTGGTAAGGCATGGGCGCAAAGAACTTTTGATACATATCCAAGTGCATATGCAAACATGGCGGCTTCTAAATATTGTAAAGACCCTAACTACGCCAAAGGCGCTAAAGGAAAGAAGAAAAAGAAATGATGAATAAAAAGAAAAAAGCTGCTGTAAAAAAAGTTATTAAAGGTCTTAAAAAGGCTTCTCGTTTACATGCTGGACAAGCAAAAAGTCTCAAAAAGGTTATTAAACCTACTAAAAGAAAAAAGAAAAAATAAATGGGTGCGCTTAAAGACTGGGTAAAACAAGATTGGGTTCGCATCGGTACTGATGGGAAGATAAAAGGTAAGTGTGGTACTTCTAAAGATAAGAAGAACCCTGACCGATGTTTGCCTCGTAAAAAAGCTCAAAGTCTTTCTAAGTCAGAAAGAGCTAAAACTGCTCGTAAGAAAAAAACAGCAGGATCGAAAGGTAAAACTGTTGTTTCTAATACTAAAAAAGCAAAAGTTCGTAATCTTAATTTAGGAGGTGCTGTGGAAACAAAGTCTAAACGCAAGTTTAATGGCAAGAAAATACCCGGCACTGCTATTGCAAGGGGTTGTGGCAAAGTAATGTCAAACAGAAGAAAGCGCACAAAAGGCGCTGTAACTCAGTCATAAGGAGGTAATCATGGCTATGAAGAAAAAGGGTTATCGCTCTGGCGGTAAAGTAAAAAGAATGTCCAAAGGTGGCGCTGCTGGTGGTAAAGTAAGAAGAATGTCGAAAGGCGGTGCTGCTGGCGGTAAAAAGGTAAGAATGATGAAAAAAGGCGGGGCTACTGGCGGTAAAAAAATGACCGTTGCACAACTTCGTGCTGCTGCTAAAAAAATGGGATATAAAGTAACTAAAGCATAATGTCTTATTTATACAGCAACATTCCTTATTTTAAGGCATGGGTTCGCCGTGAATACACTCACAATCATGAAGAGTATCACGGCGAATTTCTTCATGCTATGGTTATCGGTGTTACGTCTATGCCAAATAGATGTTTAAGTTTTCAAGTTATGTTTACTGGAAACGAAGCCGAGGGAGAGGAAGAGGATACAGTACATGGCGGTGCGATGTGGGCTAGAATGCCTATAACCGCTTTGGTAGCTGATATGCCTTTAGAAGAATGGCCTGAACCAATGAATACATATGACGCTCAACCGTGGGATTGCTCATCATATCATCATGCAGTTTATGTGATGGATAGAGCCACACCTTGCCCTTGGTTAGCGAAGATAGACAGTGATTTTTTTCCTGCAAAATACTTATTTACAGTAGATTATGCTGAGTCAGAAATAGCTGATGATCCTGCGCAACACAAACAAAGCCATGTTTTACAGCTTTTAGATGCAGGTGAGTGGACTGGTAATATTGTTGCGCTGCCTAATAATCGTGTGCGCGTAACGCACCCTGCATGGTTTGAAACTGGTGAGGGAGCGCCACATTTTAAGCCATCCCAACATATACACTATTCAAAAAGCGATTTAGACTATACACTAGATGTAAATAGAATATTTGATAACCTTTATAACGAGGAAGAATAATGACGGTATCTGGCTCAACAGACTTTGAATTAGATGTAGCTGACTACATCGAAGAGGCTTTTGAGCGTTGTGGCTTGGAAGTTCGCACAGGATATGACTTAAAAACGGCTAAACGATCTCTTAACTTAATGTTTGCTGATTGGGCTAATCGTGGTTTAAACCAGTGGACTATTGAGCAACGAACATTTACTGTTACGTCAAATGATGGCAATTATGACTTAGCTACTGATGTAATTGATATTCTTTCTTTGGTTGTTCGTCGTTCTGGTACTGATTTTGCTTTGGATCGTATTAGTCGTGATGAATATTTGAATATTCCGACAAAAAGCACACAATCTAGGCCAACACAGTTTTTTGTAGATCGTCAAATTACACCTGTATTGAAGATGTGGCCTTTGCCTGACAATAGCACAGATGTTGTGATTTACGATGCATTAACAAGGTTAGATGACGCTGACACATATGTTAACACTATTGGTGTGCCGTTTCGTTTCTATCCTGCATTAGCAGCGGGTTTAGCCTATTATATAAGTATAAAACGCGCTCCAGATCGTATGCAGATGTTAAAAGCATTGTATGAAGAAGAGATAAACCGCGCTATGGATGAAGATCGTGATCGTGCGTCTTTTCGCGTAGCCCCAGATTTAAGGAATTACCGCTATGTCTAAGTATGCCACAGGTAAATGGGCATATGGTATTTCTGACCGATCAGGGTTTCGTTATCGGTTAAGAGACATGCGTAAAGAATGGAATGGTCTTTTAGTCGGAAAAGATGAATTTGAACCAAAGCACCCTCAACTAGAGCCATTACGCGCTGTTCCTGATGCGCAGGCACTTCGCAATCCACGCCCCGATCCTAACGCTGGTGCAGTTTCTGTAAGCGTGGGTGATAATATATTTCCAACGCCAAAGAACATAATGAACACTATAGGTTATGTGGGCAAAGTTACAGTGGTGATTTCATGAGCTTTACATACGACAGTTTAAAACAGGCAATTCAGGATTATACTGAAAACACAGAGACAACTTTTGTGAGTAATCTTGATTTGTTTATTAAAAACACAGAAGAACGAATTTTAAAAATTGCACAGCTTGAGGTTTTTAGAAAAAATGCATCAGGAGCTTTGACTGCAAGCAATAAATTTCTCGCTGTACCAAGTGATTATTTGGCTTCTTATAGTGTTTGTATAACTAACGGAAGTGACAAAGAGTTTCTTCTTTTTAAAGATGTAAATTTTGTACAATCTTTTAATCCCGACCCAGCAACTACTGGCGTTCCTCGTTATTATGCACAATTTGATGTTGGTAATTTTATTCTAGGGCCAACACCTAATTCTAACTATGCTGTTGATATTCATTATTTCTATCGACCTGCTTCATTAACAGCAGGGGCTGGAAGTGGGACAACATGGTTAAGTACAAACGCATCAGTTGCTTTGTTGTATGGTAGTCTTATTGAAGCCTACACATTTATGAAGGGTGAAGCTGATTTAGTACAAAACTATACTCAACGCTTTACTGAGGCTTTATCACGCGTTAAGAATTTTGGTGAATCTCAAGAGGTTACTGATGCATATCGCACTGGCCTTATTCTTAGGGAGAAAACATGATACCTGCTTTAAATATAGATTTACCTGAAGATTTTAGGGTAGATGTAAAAACCACACAAAATCGTGGGTTTACTCCTGAAGAAATCGCGCAACGATGCGCGGATAAAATAGTTGCTGTGGGAGATTCGGCACCCCCTGCAATTCGTGATCAAGCGTTGGCTTATAAACGTAATATCACAAAAATCATTGAGTTCTACTTACGCGAAGCCGCGAAAAGTGATAGAACTACAGTGTATAATGCAATCAATGATGCAGGCCACCCAGAGCTTGCTGAACTTATAAGGAGAATGTGACATGGCCTTTTCAGGTAATTTTATGTGTACTAGTTTTAAGAAAGAACTTCTTGAGGCTGTTCATAACTTTAAAAACTCAGGTGGTAGCACCTTTAATCTTGCGCTCTATACTAACAGTGCATCGTTTACTGCTGCAACGACAGCATACACCACTTCAAACGAAGTGTCTGGTACAGGATATACAGCAAAAGGCGCGGCTCTTACTCGTGTAGACCCATCAACAAGTGGAACTACAGCGTTAACCGATTTTGCTGATTTGACTTTTAGCACCGCAACAGTTACGGCTCGTGGCGCATTGATCTTCAATGACACTGCATCAGGTGATCCATCTGTTGTGGTTCTTGATTTTGGTGGTGATAAAACATCAACCGCAGGTGATTTTACAGTTGTATTTCCAACAGCGGATGCGTCAAACGCTATAATTCGTATCGCGTAAGAGTTAAAAATGGCTTCATCAACTCTATTTTCAGGATGGGGGAGGTCCACTTGGAATGATGGCTCATGGGGAACTCCTGTTCTCCAAGTCTCAGTTGATGGAGTTGCGGCTACAGGTGCTGTTGGTTCTGTAACTATTACAGCATTAGCAAATGTTACAACCACTGGCGTATCAGCCACTGGACAAGTAGGTTTAGCTACTACAGATGGTTCGGCCCTTACACCCGTTACGGGGTTAGCCGCAACGGGTTCCGTTGGAAGTGTCACAGTCGTTGGATTAGCAAATGTCACACCTACTGGTGTTGCAGCGACTGGTGCGGTAGGAACCGCAACAATCAGTGGAAAAGCAAATGTGCCTGTCACTGGTCTTTCTGGGACAGGATCGGTAGGCAGTGTTACAGTAGCCGCAGCAGCCGATGTTTCGGTGACTGGCGTTGCAGCAACTGGAGGCGTAGGCACTACAACAGTCACAGGAATAGCAAATGTACCTGTCACTGGTCTTGCAGGGACAGGTGCCGTTGGCAGCGTTTCAGTTGAACTTGGAATGACCGTTAATGTAACGGGAGTTTCAGGAACAGGTTCTATTGGAACAGTTACAGCAATTGCTAAAGCAGGAGTAACTCCAACGGGAGTTTCAGCAACAGGTGAAGTTGGACAAGTTCTTGTATGGGGAAGTGTTGTTCCAACTCAGAATCCGAATTATACTACAACAAGTCCGAGCCAAATACCAAATTGGACGGATATAGCAGCATAGGAATGCAAAAATGGCAAGCACATATACATTAAATAATGGTATAGAGCTTATTGGTACAGGCGAACAGTCTGGTACATGGGGCGATACCACAAATACAAACTTAGAACTTTTAGATACGGCTCTTGATGGTCAGGTTACGATTACTGCTTCAGCGTCAGGTAGTTCTGGTTCTCCAAATTCACTACCGATCACAGACGGTTCGGCCTCTAATGGTCGTAATAGGTTAATAAATATTACTAGCGGAAGTGATTTAGGTGCGACAGTTTATTATCAACTTACTCCAAATGACGCTGAAAAAATTGTTTACATTAGAAATAGTCTTAACGCACAAGATTTGATTGTATTTCAGGGTACATACAATTCTTCAAATGACTATGTTGTAAAAAATGGGACAACAGCCGTTGTCTTTTTTAACGGAGCAGGTTCTGGTGCAGTAGCTGCAAACGTTCTTTCCGATCTTCAAATTGAAGGTTTATCTACAGCTACAGCAGGTACATCTAACCTACGCCTTGGTAAGAACGCAGGTGATGCGATAGTCTCTGGTGGTGACAACAATACGGTCATAGGTGATGAAGCAGGTACTGAGATTACGACAGGTGATAACAATGTGGCTGTTGGTTATGAAGCTCTCAAAGCAAACACCACAACAAGTCAAAATACTGCCGTTGGAGCTGGTGCTGCTGGTGCATTAACTACAGCAGGAGGAACAACCGCTATTGGTAGGTTAGCGATGGGGACTGGTGTAGTTACTGGTGATCATAATACTGCTGTAGGTTATCTTGCAGGAAATTCCTTAACATCAGGTGTATCTAATACCTTTGTTGGCACTGTGGCAGGTGATGCTACTACAACAGGAAACTATAATACTGCGATAGGAAGAGGTTCTCTAACTGCCAACACCACCGCAAGCAACAACACAGCGGTTGGGTATCAGGCAGGGTATAATAATACTACTGGTTCTATAAATGAAGCGATTGGGTATAGAGCATTACACACTAACTCTACTGGTGGCTATAACACCGCTTTAGGTGGTGATGCGTTGCACAACAACACTACCGCTTCGTATAATGTTGGTATGGGGTATAGGGCTTTATTTGCTAACACTACGGGTGCAAGTAATACAGGCTTGGGTTATAATGCATTGCTTAACAACACCACCGCAGATTACAACACAGCCGTTGGGTATCAAGCAGGATATGCAGTTACAACAGGCACAAGAAACGTTCTCATAGGTACTTTTGCAGGTGATACCTTAACTGATGCCGATCATAATGTTGCTATGGGTCACGGAGCATTAGCAGATGATACTTTAGGTAGTAGAAGTGTAGCTATAGGATATCAAGCATTAGCCATTCAAAATTTTACTTCTGCTACAAACACTAATAACACCGCAGTTGGGTATCAATCGCTTTATGGAAACACTACTGGCACTCAAAATACTGCCGTTGGTTACTTCTCTATGAAAAACGGCACTGTTACTGGTACGCACAATACAGGTGTTGGGACTTACTCTTTGTATAGTTTAACTAGTGGCACAGATAATGTTGCAATAGGTACAAGTTCACTAGATGTAAACACAACAGGTAGTTATAATACAGCCGTTGGACGTAATTCATTAGGTGCTAACACCACCGCATCTGAAAATACAGCCGTTGGTTATGGCTCATTACAAGCTAATACCACAGGAACTAAAAATGTAGCTTTGGGTAAAGATACTCTTTTTGATCATACCACAGGAAGTTATAATACGGCTTTGGGTACGGAGGCATTAGCCAACAACACCACCGCATCCAACAATACCGCTGCTGGTTATCAAGCTGCATTGGCAAATACTACTGGGACATTAGATGCTTTTGGCGCATTTTCTTTAAATGCAAATACAACTGGAAGCTCCAACACAGGTATTGGTAGATACGCACTAGTTGCAAATACTACTGGATCATCCAATGTAGCTGTTGGTCAGTCTTCACTCGTCTCCAACACCACCGCAAGTAACAACACGGCAGTTGGGTATCAGGCGCTTTATGCTAATACTACTGGCGCAAACAACACGGCTATGGGTAAGTTTACGCTTGATGCTAATACAACAGGCGGTACAAACACAGCGTTGGGTGCAGGTGCATTAAGTGCTGCAACTACAGCTAACTACAACACGGCTATTGGAGGAAATGCTGCCGTTAGAGTTACAACAGGTTCGTTCAACACAACAATAGGTCGTGATGCACATGACGCACTTACCACAGGCGATAGAAACGTTGCCGTTGGTCAAAACGCAATGGCGTCAGCGACAACAGGGGATTATAATACAGCGATAGGTGAAAACTCAGGAGGTTCCATAACCACAGGCGAAAAGAACACCATCATTGGTTGCTTCAACGGAAATCAAGGCGGTCATGATATTCGAACGGCAAGCAATCAAATCGTCCTGTCTGATGGCGATGGTAATCCTAGACTTATGTTTCATAGCTTCTGGCAAACTGACGGACATGCTATTGCTACAATACAAACAGATTTAACTTTAAACAATGGTGCTACTTCAGATATAACGGTTCCACATGGTGTCTATCTTTTGCAACTTCGAATGATAATAGCTGGAACAGGACAAGCCACAAGCACTTACACTACTGCTTCTTGGTATCACTCTAGCACTGCTTACATGGACGTTATCCAACTTGGAACTGATGGGGCTGGTTTAACAGCAAGTGCAGCAACTGGAAGTTCTGGCGATATGACAGTTCGTGTAGCTAACAACACTGGTTATAGCGGTCATACAATAAATGTATCGTTCTTTAGAACAAAATAAGAAAGAGGAGTTTAAAATGTATTTATGGTTTGATGAATCTGGAAAGATGGTTGGTAAATCACGAAATGATGTTATTGAGTTTGGTTTTGAAACAACAAAAATTCAAGTGTCTAATTTTGAAGAAGGAAAAGTAGCAAAATTAGTTGATGAAAAAGTTGTTTATTCTGACCCTGTTGAAGTTGCAGAGGACAAAGATGCGATGGCAGCACTGATGACTCACAAGAATAGAAGAGCCGCATATCCAAGCATAGAAGATCAATTAGATAAAATTTATCATGAAGGTATTGATGCGTGGAAAACTGACATAAAAGCAGTAAAAGATGCACACCCAAAATCAAAATAGAATAATCAGTTAGACAAAAAGGAGAAAAGAAATGTCTGATGAAATAACCAAAGAAGAAATCGCACAGAACTACACAGCGATGGGTCACTCTGTTGATCTGCTAAACGCAGGGAAACCAGATGAAATGGAAGCAGACGATTGGACTGCAACCAAAGCTCGTAACGTAGAGCATTTAGAACTGATGAAAGCCAAGACTTATTGGACTTCAGAAGATATGACTGCTGTAGATAAAGCTATTGCAGATAATAAGTAATTTAAAATAAAGGAGACTAACGTGGGAAAAAATGAAAAGACCCCTATAACAGTCAACGAAAAACAGTATTTTATCGAAGACATGAATGAAGCTCAAACAACATGGCTGAATCACCTAAATGATTTTGACCGTAAGTTGGGAAATGCCCTCTTTAACGTCGATCAATTAAATTTAGGGCGACAAAAAGCTATTGAACTCTTGGCGGATGCTTTGGAAAATCCAGAGAAAGTTGAAGATGCTCAAGAGGTAGCGGCACAATAATGGAAATGAACGCGCTTATAAACATAGGATTAACTGCTGCAATAGGCGGTTTAGGTTGGTGGTTAAAAGCTCAACATGCCGAACTTGGGCGCGTTCAAATTCTCTTAAATAAAACAAGAGAAGAGATGGCAAAAGAGTATGTCACTAAGACTGATAGCTCTACGGTTATGAATCAAATCGTCGCACGGTTTGATAGAATTGAAGAAAAAATAGATCGTTTAATGGAACGATAATGTTATGTACGCTTGTGTTTGTAGCTTATGGACACATGTGGGTAAACGGCTACGGTAGCTGGTTTTACAAAGCGTGTTACTACGATTGTGGGTCAAAACGCTTTGGATATTATGATAGGGTCTATCGCGTAGACCCCGATTACTATTGTCCAGTGAGGTTTCGTGAAACATGATTGATCCAGCTAGTGCAATTGCAGCCTGTACTCTCGCTTTTAATGGCATAAAAAAAGCCGTTTCTGTAGGTAAGGAAATAAGTGAACTTGGAAATGATCTTTCTAGGTTTGGAAGGGCTGTTTCTGATTTAGATTACCTTGGTAATAAAGCTAAAGACCCTCCATTATGGCGAAAAGTCAAGCCGGGATTTGATACATCAGCCGTGGAAATTTGGGCTGCACAACAAAAAGCAAAAGAAATGAGGGAGGAGCTAAAGTCGTATATTTCGCTATATTACGGGCCATCCGCATGGAAAAGCATCGTGGCTATTGAGGCTGAACAGAGAAAACTTCAAAAAGAAGCAGTATATAAAAGGCAGGAAAGAATAGATAATCTCATAAATTGGATCGTTGGTGGTATCATTATTTTAGGGGGATTTGTTTTATTTGGCGCAATGATATACTTTATCGGCAAAGCTAGAGGTCAGTGGTAATGGTTTATATTTTAGTATTTTTACATTTTGTTAATACAGATCATTTAAAATACTATCAATTAAAGACGTTTTCGGATTATGAGGAATGCCAAGTAGAAGCAGAAAAGGCAAAAATAATGGTAACACATTCGTCAATGACGGTGACTTGCCTAGAGCTTACGAACCAATAATAGTCGAAAAAGGTAAAAAGTTTGCAGCTTATGACAAAAATGGTAAGTTAATTATACTAGGATACAACAGAAAGATTGTTGAGAGGTACGCGTATGACAGAGTTCGAAAAGGCTGACACTAATGGAAATGGTGTTATTGAGAAGTCAGAATGGAATAAAATAGCCTTGGAGGATAGGCGGTTAGAGATGATAGACCGTGACTTAAAGCGCAATGCTGAAAGAAGATTTACGGGCTTTGCACTTGCAGGAATGTTAATCTATCCGTTTATTATATTACTTGCTAGTGTGCTTGGATTTGATAAAGCAGCGAGTTTGATAACGGATATTGCATCTGTGTATGTAATTGCCGCTTCAGGTGTTGTCGCTGCGTTTATGGGTTTCAATGCTTATTCTGCAAAGGCAGACAAAAAAACATCTATGAGCTTGGAGGGTGAGAAATGATAGGGCAGTTATTAGGGCCAGTAGCAGGTTTAGCTAGTAGTTGGCTTGATGCAAAGACTACAAAGCAAGCCGCAGAAGCTAAGTTAAAGCTCACTGAAGCAGAGGCGAAAGCCAAGATATTGTTGTCAGAAAAGACAAGCGTTGCTGATTGGGAACGCATTATGGCAGAAAACAGTGGATCGTCATGGAAAGACGAATTTTTCGTAATTGTCCTATCAATCCCATTAATTTTGGCCTTTGTACCGGGTGCAGAAGGGATTGTAGACAGAGGCTTTGAGCAGCTTCAGAAGGCTCCAGACTGGTATTTTTACAGCCTTGGAATTGCAATTTCAGCCTCTTTTGGTGTGAAATCATTTAAACAGTTTATAAGGAAAAAGTAATGGAAAACATGAAGCTTCCTATAACGGTAATAGGCGTTATCGTCTTGCAGATAGGTGGCTTTATCTGGTGGACTGCGCAGCAAGCAAGCACAATCTCAAACCTTGAAGAGACAGTGAGCATTTTAACCGTTGAAAACAACGCTACTGACCGAACAAATTTAATTAGGGATGTAGAGCAAAACAAAGAAAAAATAGCTGAAATGCTTGATGCCCTTTCTGAAATGTATGAGGACATGGAGGATTGGGACAACGAATTATGGGAAGAGGTAGACATGATCCATGAAGATATGGGCGGTATGGCTTCTCATATGATGGAAATCATTAAGATTCAAGCTCGTGTTAAGACTCTAGAAGGCACGTTGGAGTATCTCACACGATCTCCTATGCATTCGGATGCTAGATAATGGAACAGACTATCGAAACCTTTAATGGCACTAAAAACGTAGAGGTAAACACAATTGCCAGCCAAGGTGATGTTCAAGCGGGTATTGAATTTATATACCATATGCGAGAACATCTTTTAGATGTTGCAGTAGCCACGGCTTTTGGTCTTATTGTTTATGGTATAATTTTATTTATGAAAGCGAAAATCAAATGAGTAAAGCAATGAAAGCCTTGCAGGAACGCTGCGGAGTAACCCCAGATGGGGCTTTTGGACCTAATACGGCAAGAGCAATCGCTCAACACTATGAGTTATCGCCAGAACGTGCGGCTCACTTACTTGGTCAATCCGCGCATGAAAGTGGTTACTTTAAGCTAACTGAGGAAAATCTTAATTATTCTGAAGACGCATTAAATCGTGTCTTTGGTCGTTATTTTGGTGAAGGTAAAGAAGACGCATCTAAGTATGCGCGTAATCCGCAAAAGATTGCCAACTATGTGTATATGGACAAGCATAGATCGAAGGGCGGTGCGCTCGGAAATGTTGAGGAAAATGACGGTTTCGCTTTTCGAGGCCGAGGATTTTTACAATGCACGGGCCGTACAAATTACCGAAAGTTTGCATCCGAAATGCGCTTACCTGATGTAATGAAAGACCCTGATCTTGTTGCTACAGATTACGCATTTGAAAGTGCATACTGGTTTTTTCAACGTAATGGGCTTTTTAAAATAGCAGATAAAGGTGTAAACGACGATATAATCACAGAGGTTACGCGCCGTGTGAATGGTGGTACTCATGGTTTAGATGACCGCTTGGAAAAAACTAAAAAAATATATGGATGGCTATCATAAAATGTTCGGTTTATTATTTTTAAAAATATAACTCGAACAATTGTTTGAAATATGTATAATTCGGGTATTAGGAGATTGTTGAATGCCGCTGACTAAACTTCAGTTTCGACCCGGTATTAACCGTGAAACTACGTCATATACCAACGAAGGCGGATGGTTTGACATGGACAAAGTTCGGTTTCGCTTTGGTTATCCTGAAAAAATAGGCGGCTGGATTAAGGAATCATCAACTAATTTCTTAGGTACATGTCGTGCCTTGCACCCTTGGGTTGCATTAGATGGTAGTAATTTTCTTGGTGTTGGTACGCATCTTAAATACTATATCAACGAGGGCGGTGGATATAGTGACATTACGCCCATACGAAACACCACATCTGCGGGTGACGTAACTTTTTCTGCAAGTGCAAATGATCTTGATGGTGCAATTACAGCCATTGACACTACAATAACTCTTACTTCTTCTTCTGGTTTTCCTGCGTCTGGTCGCATAAAGATTGAAGATGAGATCATAACATATGCCGCTTTGTCTGGTAATAATTTAACAGGATGTGTTCGTGGTGAAAGTGGCACTACTGCTGCTTCTCACGCTGATGCACAAACCGTTACATGCACAACTATTGTAGTTGCCGATTCTAATCATGGTGCGCTTGAAAACGATTTTGTAACTTTTTCAGCCGCAGCTTCTTTGGGTGGCGTTATTACTGCGGATGTTCTTAATCAAGAATATCAAATCACTGCAATCGTAAATGCTAATAGCTATCAAATTGAGGCTCGTACAGTTTCAACTATTGGTAGTATTACAACTACAAATGGTCTTAATCCAACGTTTGTTTTTGCTACAAGTTCTGACTCTGGTAACGGCGGTAGTAACGTTGTTGGCGCATACCAAATAAACACTGGCCTTGACACAACTATTGTAGGAAATGGTTGGGGTGCAGGTACTTGGGGTCGTGGCGCTTGGAGTTCTAGTACATCTTTGGCGGCTTCTGGGCAAACTCTTCGCATATGGTCACACGATAATTTTGGTGAAGACTTAATTATTAACGTTCGTGACAGTGCGATTTATTATTGGGACAGAACGGCTGGCACGAGTAGCCGTGCCGTACAGTTAAACACAACAGGTTCTATTGCAGCCGCAACAGCCGCTGGAACATCGACAGGAACAGCTACTTTTACTGGTGTTACACAAGACAGCACAAGTGGTTCAGGCTCTGGCGCAGAGTTTATTATTGAGGCTGTAGGCGGTGTTTACAATATAGTAAGCATAGTTGGTGGTGGCGTAAATTATAATGTATCTGATACAATCACAATTTTGGGTGCGAATCTTGGTGGGTCAACACCCACCAATAACTTAACTATAACGGCTAATCAGTTAGACAACTATGCGGGTGCGCCGACAATAGCAAAACAAGTGTTGGTATCTGATAGAGATCGTCACGTTATAGCGTTCGGCTGTGACTCAGAAACAAATCCGGGCATACAAGACCCATTGCTTATTCGTTTTTCTGATCAAGAAAATATTTCTGAGTGGGGCGC